ATCAGTAGTTTTGTCAAGAATTTTTACAAGTGATAAATAGTACATTATGCCAAGATTAAGTTTATGGAACAAAAATAAAACCAACGATTACGAATTTATAGATCGTATTGTTGCGGAACATGTAAACGCAGGTGGTACAGGAGTATATGTTCACAAATATATTGGAACATATCAAGATGATACGTCTGCCAGTATTGGTTCTGACGAATTATATATCCAAGATGTTTTATTTTTAGAAAACAGAGATAGAAAATACGACACCGATATATACGAATTACGTGGTGCATATAATATATCTGATCCAGAATTTGATTTAACACAATTTGGATTGTTTATGAACAACGACTCGTTGACCATGACATTCCATATGAACACTTGTGCAAGTTTACTTGGTAGACGTTTAATGGCTGGAGATGTAATAGAGCTTCCCCACCTTAGAGATGATTTATTATTAGGTGGCGGTGATGCTGTAAATAGATTCTTTGTAGTTAGCGATGCTGGAAGACCTGCAGAAGGATTTGATGCACGTTGGTGGCCCCATTTATGGAGAGTTAAACTTACTAACATAACTGATAGTCCGGAATACCGAGATATTCTTGGTACTGGTGAAGAGGACGATGACTTAAGAAACATTTTAAGCACATACAGCACAGAAATTGCTGTATCTGATAAAGTTGTAGAACTTGCAAACAATGAAATGCCTTATGCACCAGGATATTTTGATGGTGGGCATTTGTATTCAGATCCACAAGATCCTGACAACAAACCAGGACTGTATTTTCCAGGTGATGGCACACCACCTAATGGCGTAAATATTGTTGGTAGTGGTAGTAGTTTTCCGGTATTAGCAAACAATGGAGATTTTTTCTTGAGAACAGACTTTGAACCACATAGATTATTTAAAAAATCTGATAGTAGATGGATTAAAATCAGTGACGATAATAAGAAGGCGTGGTCTGCGGCTAATAGATTACTTACATCATTTATAAACAATGATAATACTACAACTAACACAGATGGTACTACTCAACCTGAGAAAACAAATCTTAGTAAGGCTGTAAAGCCTAAGGCAGATTAAAATGGCAGATCATTTAGATTATTGGTATGATGCACAATTAAGAAGATACTTAACACAGTTTATGAGAATTTTCAGCGGATTCAAAGTAAGCGAAGGTGTAAGAAATGGATCAACATATTATAATAAAATACCAGTAAGATATGCCGATATGAGCAGAATGGTTGCACATATTATCAAGAAAGGCAGTGAGAATATGGTCAACAGTACACCGTTTATGGCATGTAGTATTCAAAGTTTATTGATTGCCAGAGATAGAACACAAGATCCAATGTTAGTAGACAAAGTACAAATTGCTGAAAGACAATTTGATAGTACTACTGGCACTTATCAAAGTGGACAAGGTAATCTCTACAGCACTGATAGATACATGCCTGTTCCTTACAACTTAACTATGAATGTAGATATTTGGACTGGTAACACTGATCAAAAATTACAAGTTTTAGAACAAATACTTATTTTGTTTAATCCGTCTTTGGTATTACAGCATACATCAAATCCAATAGATTGGACTAGTTTATTTGAAGTAGAACTAACAGATTTACAATGGAGTAACAGAAGTATTCCAGCCGGAGTGGACGAAACTATAGATGTAGCAACCTTAACATTTACATTACCAATTTGGTTAAGTCCTCCTTCTAAAGTAAGAAGACAAAAAATAATCAACACGATTGTTACAAACGTATATAAAATAGACGATATGTCTAATCTAGGCTACGACAACGATATTTTTGATTTCTTTAGGACTATAGAAGATGACTTTGAAATACACACTGTAAGCCCAAACAATTATCAAGTAGAAGTTGTAGGTAATATGGCTACATTGTATAAAGACAATGGAACAACATTAGCAAATTGGAATGATTTATTAGAAATTTTATCACCGCAAGGAACTACAGGAACAGTAGGATCTCAAGATCTTGATGATATACCACTAACTGATGGGAGTACTTTACAATTAAATATTTCTAACAACATAGATTCTGAAGATAATTTAATAACAGGAATAGTTGCAAGAAATTCCGTTGATTCATCGAAACTGATATTTACATTGGACACTGATACTTTACCAGCAACAACATTATCAAATATTACTCGTATCGTTGACCCTAGTGTAAACTACCCAGGTGATGGCACACTGAATGCCGCCGCTTTGGGACAACGATATTTACTCACAAATGAAATACAAGGCCACAACTGGGGCATAAATGCTAGTGCTGACGATATTATAGAATATGATGGAACAAAATGGAATATCACATTTGATGCATCAACTGCTGACGGCACAGTTAGATATGTACTTAACACTTACACAAACAAACAATACAAATGGGAAGATGAACAATGGACAAGCACATACGAAGGAATTTACAATCCGGGGTATTGGAGACTAAACATATAAGCATTATAGATAAACTCAATCCCATGACAAATATCAAAAAACACAAAGGTATAAGTGGTGCCGGTGTGTTGTTTTTGTCTAAAGACACAGGCCGATGTTTATTTCAATTAAGAAATTCTAATAAAAGACAAAAGAACACTTGGGGGTTTTGGGGAGGCATGCTGGAAGATTTTGAAACTCCATACGAATGCATTCAACGTGAACTTAAGGAAGAAATTGTAGAAGTACCCGACATAAGCAAGTTAAATCCAATTGATGTTTTTCAAAGTACAAATAAACAATTTATGTACTACAGTTTTGTTGCTATTGTAGATAAAGAATTTATTCCTATATTAAATAAAGAAAGTGCTGGTTATGCCTGGGTCAACATTGGACAATGGCCAAAACCTTTACACGAAGGTGCAAGAAATACATTAGGCAGAAATAAGGGTACCAATAAACTGCATACTATTTTAAACATTCACTGTGGATAAATATATGCATGGCAGACGATGTAATAAATTTTAACGCCATTCGTTTAACTACAGAACTCAATAAATACCACAAACACAAATCTATTCCGACTGCTTTTTTTGATGGCACGTTTACTATACCAGATGTTTTAGAGTTATTACCTGTTTTATCAAAGAAGTATCAACGAATAGCACTGAACTTGATTGATCAATATAAAGTAAATTTAAAATCAAGCAAGGAAGAATTACACAAAAGTTTATTAAACGAATACACGGCATTTCTAGAGAATCAACATACTCGTAATGAGCGTTGGATATATCCTGCTGTTTTGAAAAAATATAGAAAAAATATAAACCCTATTAGGGCATTAGTATACGAGTGTAGAGAAATAATTTACTCTTTTGACCATCACAATGAACATCACGGATGGATACATTCCTTGGTTACAAATCCTGAAGTTTATCACCAAATTATAGAAGATGTAATAAAGGATAGAGCTAAAGTTGATAAAATTTTAAATTATTATGTGCCTTTATATGAAGCAGGTGATCTTGATATTCCTTTAGAAATTAGGCACTTACGAACTTTGAGAAATGATCTTTTAGAATATGCAAATTTTTTTACTAGTTTAAGAAAATGGGATCCAGAAATATAATTACTTAGAAGTTTTTCTATCAACACCATCCCACTCACCCTCTGGGCATGGTCTTGTAATTCTTTCAGCATACAAATCAGCAAGTGTGTCATTCCATTTATGTTCTTTTAGCACTTGTATTTGATTAGCACATGTGCTCCATTCTCTGTCTTGATATGCATCTACCATACGTCTGACAGTTCTTGCATATTTGGCATCATTTAAAATTGTGTAAATTTTAACTGGTGCTGTTTGTCCTTTTACAGCAATTTTATCTAGCATTACTAAATTTTCTTCTTTAGTTATTTGTGCTAATGTATATTCTGTAAACATAAAAAACACACCATATTCTTTTGTTTGTGCTTCAAGTCTTGCCGCAAGGTTTACACTATCTCCTAAAACAGAATAGTCAAATCTTTGGTCTGACCCCATGTTACCCACAACAGCATCACCAGTATTAAGACCAATGCCAATTGATAACTCCATGAGTCCCTCATCACGTAATTCCTTATTTAATTTTGCCAATGCTGGTTCCATAGCCCTTGCTGTATCCACGGCTTGTTGAGCATGGTCTTCTATGTCAAGTGGAGCACCCCATATTGCCATGAGAGCGTCTCCAATGTATTTGTCTACTGTGCCATTGTTTGCTAACACCAAGTCTGTCATAGGTGTCATGTATTTGTTGATCAGTTTGCCTAATCCTTGTGGGTCTGTTTTAAACTGTTCACTGATAGGTGTGAAGCCACGTATGTCTGAAAACAAATATGTCATTGTTCTTGTTTCGCCACCTAACTGTAACAGTTCTGGATTCTTTTGTAATTTTTTAACCATTGCAGGAGCAAGGTAATGTTCGAATTGTTTTTTGATTTGCTCACGCAACTTAAACTGTATCCAAAAGTTATTAAAACTTGCCTGTGTAAAAATTAAAAATGCACTCAATACAGGAAATGTAGCATCAAATAAAACAAGATTAGCAGTGTAAGAGTGTATAGTATAATATACAATAGACGCTATAATGCCTACTGTAGTAAACAATCCTGCCCATATAGGCAACTTGTATATTGCTATTGCTATTAAAACCATGCTCAACAACGCACACAGAAGCTCTACAAGCGACGATAATTCTGATCTGG